TTCTGCAGCCTTTGGGCTGAGCCTGTTATGTTCACACGTGCGGACTTGTTTGAGTGAATGTGTAAAGAAGGTTCGCCATCACCGTGCGTATAGTGATGGCAAACGAAACAATATGTGTGACCGTCATCATAGACACTCTTAGCATCTGACGATCCACACTCTTCGCATGGCTCGTGAAATAGAAACTCAGAGGAGCCAGTCGATGGGGATGTCCTTGAAGGAAGTCCAAGGGATGTCATGCTTATCGCACCATTTAGCGTATGTAGTTTTTGATTTTTTGCTGATTTTATTAAAGGGTGCTTGGAATACCATACGTAGATCCATGTAAGGATGCAGCTCTTTTACAGCTTTAATCTTACGTCGATCAGCAGCATCCCAATAACCCTTACATTCTAATACGACACCATTCGGTAACACGAAGTCTGGTGTGTAAACGTAATTAATAATATAGCGGACTTTAGTTGTCTCGTATTCATACTTAACACCAAGGTCTACAAGTAGATCAGCGACCTGCTCTTCGAGCTTGGATCTGAATGCCATTAGTCGTCCATGTTCTTTTCGATGATAGCCTCAACAACTTCAGTCACAGCACGAGACATCTCGTACTTGAAGTCATTCTTGTCAGCCTTGTAACGGGTGACACAAATGGGAGGGAGCTGGATGTCAAGGGTACCTTTGTAGATACCCGTAACCTCATCCTTCGCAACAGTGAATTGAAAATCAGAAGTCATCATCGGAACCAGGGATAACAGTGACAGCAGGATCGTTAGCTTTGAAGCCTTCAGTCTTACCAAACAGGGCAGCTACATCTTCAGCAGCCATATCGCCAGTGTCTACACCAGCTCCTGAATTGAGAGACACCAGTTGTACACCAACCAGTTTAAGGCTTGTTCCATAAGTGACGCCATCCTTGAGGATGTACGGCTTCTGATAGAACGCCAGGTTAACTCGGCTACCAGAATACATGGGCGTATTCTCGTCTGTGACAGGTGTGCCTTCGGTGTCAACGACAGGCGGGCGGTTGTCTTCATTCCAGCTGAACTTAACTTTGAATTGACCTTCAGCAACTTCTTCCCAGGGCTCAGGCTTGAGCACAGAACGCTTTGGATTCTTGAGTTTACCTTGTGCCCACTGCAGTGATTCCTCACGGTCAGTTTCAAGGGCATCGACAATCTCGCTATCGACAATAGCAGAGAGGGAGTAGCCAAACTTGCTTGGCTTCAGTACAGCTTGATAACCTTCGAGGACAACAGGCTGTTCAGTCTTGTGGATAGTACGGGGCATTAACAGAAAAAATAAGTGGATTCAATCACGGATTCTGGTTGCAGATCTCCGATGATCGGTGGGTCAGTCTCCGCTTCTATTTGGTCAGCGAAGTCTCGCAAGTAATCGTGCTCAGCGAAGAGGTGCATATATGTCTCTCGTACGATTGCACTGAGATTAGACATATCAGTAGCACGGCACAATACAGAGTCATGAATGAGAGCGATCGGTGCGTCAAAACGAAGTGCACTGAAATGGAGGAGCGAGGAGTCAAGTGAATGGATCAGGTTGGGCGCTGTTGCATTCTTGTGGTGTTGCTTGTCAACCTTGTCAGAGTCATCGACTGCAACGGTTAACTTACAACGACCCATTAACTGCAACTCAACCTGAACTGTCTGTTTCTTCATCAGCTTCTGTGTTACCACAAAGCCAGATGGAGTTGTCCATGTTAGTTCAGTCTTGCCACGATCAATAGCCTTAGCGACTTCTGATTCGATCCAAGACATGACAGCCATAGGACCAGGTACGACCTCATCCATAGCATTTCTAACAGCGACCACAGTCTTTGTCAAGTCATCTTTATCAATCTCAATACCTTTCTCTTTGAGTGCGTCCTTGATGTAGCCTCTATTGCTAAAGGGCTTAGCATTATAGGGTACGGTCATCACTACACGCTTTACAGTTTTTCTGTCCATGTAAGGACGGATAGACTTTGGGCAGTGCGGACTTGCTTGTTCAGCGACTACTTTGTATGCATCTTGGGGGCGATCTGAGGGCAGAACATTGACTAATTGAGCCGTATTTCTGTCCCTAGCTAAACCTGCCAAGATTTGTAGACCACTACATGTAGCATCTGTGGCGATCATTGCACGTGTTTCGTGTCTATCACATTTGAGAACACAGTGATAGTATTCATCACATGCTGCAAGAAATTGCCAAGGTTCATCAGCAGCTTCCCACTCGTGAATGTGTAAGATAGGATCAGAAGCGACACAAGATATAAGATGTGTGTTGTTCTTTACCCAGTCTAATCGTTCACGCATTGGTGCTTTATCAAGACCATATGTTGTGGCTACTTGAAATGCTAACCACTCCTCAGCTTCAGGTGTCATGAACGACGCCTCAGCAAATGTTAACAAACTTTTTCCAAAGTCTGTATCTTGTGGTGTGAGGAATGCAGGGATTGGGTAAGCTCTACCTCTGTAATCAAACGACCACGGAATATAGAACTTATCACGATCCTTGAACCTAGCAACAGCTTCCATCGTCATGCGTGTTCGACATGACTTCCTGAACTCTTGCGCTTGTAGGTTATGAACCTCAGCACAATTTCTTCTGTATGACTTGCGAGACTCTTCGTTCTCCTCAATGTCAACAGGTTTGGGTGGTAGTTCATGATGGATGATAGGGAGAAACTTACCAACAGCTCGTTCCAATCTATCTAGCTCTTCCGCTACCCCTACAATAAAGGGATTTAGCCGGTAAGCTACCTTCTGGATTCTATTCAAAAAAGCCAGGGGTTTATCTCCCTGTATACATGTGGGATCGCCCCGCCGAACCATATCATGCCCACGCATTACCTCATTGAGGATGTAACCGCCTTGTCTTTTGTTCTCCCAATCGTTGGGTTCAATTAACATCGGCCATGCAAGTGGGCTGAATAGCTCAGCATCACGCATTATTTGGTCTTTGATCTCAAGGAATTCTGGAGTAGGGATAACATACTGGACACGTTTACGTCCTTGTTGTTGCATGTCCTTCGTGAACCAGCCGCTGCTCTGCATGATGCAGTCAAGTAGCCAGCCTCCAAGTTTAATACGATTAGATCGTCCCCACGTTGTCCATTGTTTGACATCATAACGGTTCATCAAAGTACGGATGACAACCACCTTTTGCTCCGTTCCAATAGAACGATGCCAGTAGTTATCTTTTAGTGTTTTGAGAAGCCCGGGTGCATGTTTCTCATAGTGTCGCATCTGACACTCGTGTTCAACAGCAAGACCAATGGAGTCGCATACGTTGACAGCTTGGTTGCTTTTATCTTTGTATGAGAATACCTTATCAAAGGTAACTTTAACAGCAATAGCTGCTGCAGCAAGTGGCTCAACATCAGCAAGATACTGCTGTATCTCTTTGAATGCTGTACCTGTTTTACCTTCTTTTATACGATTGTTAGTTGCTTCAATACGTGCCACCACAAGAGGCAGCAAGGTATCAATAGAAGCAGCTCCATACACACTAGCAGACGCATACTCTTTTGCCTCTAAGTCGCGTGTGTTCTTGTGTAGTTTCTTTAACCCTTGAGCAATAGCATCACGCTCAAGTTGTATCTGTTCATCAATCTGGGCAGGTGTTGGCAATAGGCTCCTCTGAAACTGCGGACTTGCTGGGCGTGTATGTGAAATCGTAACACTGAGCCAGCTCAGGATAGCCCTCAACTAGCTCATCGAATTGTTCAAGATTAATCAGACTCATGTGATTTAATGGGTGAAATGTGGCGCAACTCATCCTCTGTGCAGACAGTAAACTCTGCCTCTTCAGCAATAAGTTGTTGGATACGTTTCTCGGCGGCGTGTGCCTTTTGGTAAACGTACTCTTTGACTTTACCTTTGGTATTTGTTGCGCGGATAATACAACACACAGAACTAGGAATCTCCCAGCCGCGCAGCTTCCAGTCTTCAAACTCTTCCCATGTGGGAGTAGCTAGAAAGTCTTCAGGCATTTCTGACCATGCCTCCCAGTTGTTAGGAAAATAGTTACCACTCATCGCAACGTTTTACATCTTTAAGGAACTGCGTGCCACCGGACAATTCAGCAGCAGCCCATGCGGCGTGCTCTAAATCGGGTGCCAATAAGTATCGCACCTGACCGTCAGTTGTTGTGTATTGCCACTCATCAAGCGGCTGTTTTTGTAGACGCATTAGTTGTCTTCCTACGCTTGGCTGCGCGTGGTTTGGGTAGATAGGTGTCACGTTGTGCTAACTCAGAATACTTTGAGTGCCATTGATGATCTTCGTCAAAGTAATGCAACCAACAATAGATTGCATTGCGAATGTAGAAGTCATCATCGTGAGGTTTAACGTTTGCCATAGTATTTAGATGTGATTCGGTTAGCACGCTGCCAGGTGATAGCAGACGCAAACAATCCTACCATACCGACGACGGCAAGGATGATGGTTGATTCAGTCCAAAGCATTAGTTACGCTCCTCAGTAGATTCTTGGGATTCGATGTACTCGTTAAGTGCCTTAACCATTTCTTTGGCTGAAGTGAGCTGGTGAGGTTTGTTGCTCAGCTCATGGAAGACTGAATACTCACGGTTACATGCAAGGGCATTGCGACACATTGAGAACATGGCGTCAGCATTTACACCTGTTACATGTACACCAGACTCGCTAGTTGCCTCAGTAATGTGTACACCGTCAGAGTGAATTGACCAATGGGCATGTGCACCTTGTACGTGGAATTCGTAGGTGATGTCAGGAGCTTGCATAAAACTGCGGACTTGCTGGAGTGAATGTGATGAATGTGGTTACAAAAAAGGCGGCGATTGTACCGCCTATTTGTTATTGAACGCGACGATTGCGCCGCTATGTGTTACTTAGAAGTTACGATTGAAGATGTAAACTTCACCGTCAAACTCAACTTCAAAGAAATCATGACGCAAACTCTGGTACCAAATCATCTCGTAATCTATAGCTGAAGCCAGCCAGATTGGCAGAGAATCGATAGCATCAGAGTAGCATTCGTTCACGAAGTCCTCAACAAACGTTTGCACATCTGGATAACAACCATAGTATGCATCTTCAAAGTGTTCGATGCAATCTACACCGTAGCCTTCGAGTTCATTGCGGAACAAATCCGTGCGATATACGCTGTCAATACCAAGATGATTCGCGATGAATTCTTGATAACGAGTGAGAGTCTCAGGCATGATACGAGTGTCGTAAATGTGTTGTTTGATGAGTGACAAGAATCAGGCAGCAATCGGGAAGACAGCTACACCGTCAGCTTTGCAGAACTTGTTAACCCACTTGCCAAAAGACTCGACATTGTGGAACAAGATGTCAAACATTGCATCCTCATCGATGTTGCTGTAGAGATACTGATTACCGTTCTTGTAGGTAACCAGTGCTTGATTGTGCAGAGGAGAAACCTCAAGTTGCTCGATAGATGCAGACTTGATGGCGTTACGTGCAGCAGGAACAAAGAACATTTGTGTATGTGAAATAAGGTGAATAAGTGTAGCTGTGAAAGCTACATTGAAGGGACGAATCCCCTCAAGGTAACTATCAGGCAGCAGCAAACTGACGGTTGAGTTCGTAACAAGAATACTTACTCAATTCAGTTGCAAGCACACCTTGACGCGTGCACTCTGTACGTTGTGCACCTACCAGGTTCTCATTGATCCAGAAACCAAGCGACATGTTTGGGTTGAGGATGAGATTGACAATGGCACGACGTGACACGTTGGTGTATTTGTAAGCGTGTCCAGTTTGGAAGAGAATCTCAACAGAACCAGTCAAAGGATTTGCAAACATAACATCGACAGCATCAGAAGAACGAAGAGCGATGAGTTGATTACGAAGCATTTGTGAATGTAGAATAGAGTGGAAAGTAGCAGCGATAGCTACAGTGAACGCTCGCAAGCGCTCAGTGTAACGATCAGGCAGGCAGCCAGTCTTGCATGTACAACTGCAAGTCGTAGG